TGATCCAATGCGTATTTTTTTACAGTCGCAACAGTGTTTTTTGTTGGGTGTATTAAGAAGTCAGAAGTAACGTCTGCCCCTCCATTTGTCAGTCTGTATGTTTTAGAGTGTAATCCAAAAGACAAATTGCCTGATGTATTAGACGAAAATAAAGGTACTGAATCATCAAGCGTCGTGCCTGACGTTGCTCGCAACAAAGAAAAGTTATTACTAGTATTTACAAACATACCGTAACCTTCACGTGGGCTTCCCGAAACAATTACATCGAGCGATATTTTGGCAAAAGATGCCCCTGAATTTCTAACTACCGATATTTGGGCCGTGCCAGTTGATTTTATTCTAAATATATCTGCATCGCTTAACCCAAAACTAAAAGCGTCTTTAGGGGTTAGTCCATAGCCGTTGTAATGTGCACCCATTAGCCCGCTTCCTAATCCTGCTGTATGGAAACTTGGTGTGGAATTGTCTGCCCCATTCCAAATTTGGTGCACAAAAGAAACATACGCATCGTTTGCAACACTTGTCGATATTGCTACGCTTCCAAACTGCGCTCTTTTTAGTCCTATTATTTGTGTTCCGCTCTTTGCATTGTACTCAACAAACTCAGACTCTCCTGTGCTAGTCTTTACAATCTTACAAATTCCAGAGGTTGGGAACCCAGTAGGAATTGCTCCAGTTGTTATCGTTGTGCTAGATGTTGTAAATGTTGCTGTAGGCGTAAACCCTAAAGTCATAGCTGTGTTACTATTTACTATTCTATTTCTAAAAACAACATAATCCAACAAATCAGAATTTGTAACGTTTCTACTTGTCTTAACCTTATTTAACATTTCTCTAGCAATTTGCCTAGAGCCTGACAATGTAGGGTGCAATCCAATCCGATCTGGCACTATTGCCTGTATATCATAATAGTCTGCAATATTAGCACGCACAGAGGCATTAAATGTATTTACATTTGCTGTCGCGCCCATTAATGTGGCTGATTGCACTGTGAATCCAAGTGCTGATATGGCTGTGTTGAATGCTGAATATTTAGTATATGTAGTTGATCCACCGTCCGACTCGACACCGTTAGTTCCAAGCCCATTTACTACAATAGCTTTTTTTGAATATAAATTAAGTGTATTCAAAAAGGCCGTAACATTGAAGTCGTCCAGTGAGCCGCCGGGAGCGGACAACATAACGGCATTAACTCCTGACTTTAATAATAATGAGAACCATGAATATTCATCTGAAAGTGCATCACCTCCACGGCCTATTGAATCCCAAACAAAGATATAGTCTGGACTGACTTGGTTGTTGTCTGTCGTATCGGCTTGTGTTATTTCAACTTGCCCAGCTAAAGCATAAATAGTAGGCGAACCTATACTGTAAGCGATTGGAGCTACAGCCGAATTATTAACATGTCTGTAAACATATTGCAACTTTTGAATAGTTGCAGGGTTGGTATTCGTGTATGTAATGTACGTATCAGAACCAACTTGTTTCCAAGTCATTTCTATTACATCATTTAGCGCAACGCTCATAGTTTGGGCTGTTGTTCTAATTTGATTTGATATTTCTATACTATTTAGATAAAGTCTAATATAAGAAGCACCCGAAACTGTTTGATCTAAATGAAATCGCAAATCGAAAGGATTGGTTTTTATGCCAAATCCAACCCCCATTGTATTAAGCGTTTTAACAGTATATCTATACCTGTTTGTTTGTTTACTATTTGCTAATTTAAAATTCTTTAATGAAATAGATTGAATCCAATCGCCTACGCCTCCATCTACTATTATTTTACCAACAGCCTCCGTAAATGTTGCAATCGCACCTGTTTTATTGTAATTGGTTGCAACTGTTCCTGCTGCAAAAGCCTCAGAGTATACTATACCGACTTCTTTATTTAACGACTGTACATTCCCGTCGAGTTTCTGAATAGCTGTAAGTGGTGTATCTGTAGCGGAAACAACGCCAGCAAGTGCAGCGTATCCAGTAAGTGCCGGTAAGTCAGAAAGTAAAAATACTGCTGCTGCTGCTGTACGACCATTGAAGGAGGTTAAGCCAGCGGAACCTGTACTTATTGCAATTAAGTTAACATCCGCAATACCACCAGACCACCAATATTCTGTCGGCACGTTAGCGACTACAATTTTAATCTTTTTACCTGGAAACCTTTTAGCTGTAATTATAGCAGCGTTTGCCTCCGCAACGGTTGCGTAAGGGCCTAAATCTGTTTCTAATTCAAATGGATTTAGCACCTGTACGCCTGCTTGTAATTGTTGGGATGGGGGAGTTTGTGCCATATATTAAGATATTGATATGTTATGTCTATGTGAAAATGCGTATGCAGCTGCAATATTCGCTTCGTAATAAGGGTATAGTCTAGCTGTACCACCTGCATCGGTTACGCTTATATTTCCTACTAATGTGTAAGTAACATTAGCATTAGAAGCATCTAAGTCTATTGCAGAAACTACAGTAGAACCTGGGGGAACTGCAACACCAAATTTAATGCCTGTACCTGTGTTTAATTGGATCACACCTGAACCTAAATAAAAACTAGTTTGAGGTAATGCCCTTACTTGTGCCGATGTCGTTGGGGTTGCGGTTGTTGTGCCAAAGAAAGTTATAAATCGAGCTGTAATAGTAAAATCGTTTGAATCGAAAATGGTACCGTTACCTGCGTTGTTACCTGTCAACTTCCAAATTTGAGAAGCTCCGCTATTGCCCAATACCCTAGTATTAATGGTTACTGATTGAGTCCCATCATTTGGCGTGCCTGATATTAAAGTTGTCCCTGTAGTAATATCAAAAACATCTACCGTTGGAATCGTTCCAGAACCTGAATTAATAGCCCATGTAAAAGTCTTTGATCCGCTTAACGCCGTGCCTACCTCTACGGTATTAGCTTGTCCTGAAACTGCAAAAGAAGTAAATTCAGGGTTTACATATCGAACCATTGCCTTTTCTAACAACTGTAAAGACGTAAGCCCAGTTGGATTGAACCCTACTGGAATACCTCCGACAGCCGTATTTGAAGGTGTTGCACCTGCGTATACTGCACCGGCTGAATCTTGTACCTGCTTTACAGTTGCGAAGGCGTACGGTGAGGCAGGTGTGACGGCTGATGAATAGCCTGTTTCGGCAACAACCACAAGTCCGCCCTGCTTTGAAACCTTAGAGTCAATCATGTCTTGATTTTGACTCCTTACGTCTTCTGCAGAAATAGCCCTTACGGTATTGTCTGGAATCCTATTATTATTTAATACAATTAATTCCGCATCTGTTTTAACACTCATCGCATTCGGATTTATAAACTACTTCGTAAGAAATAGCGAATACATATTTTTTTGGATCGTAACTATTTAAGTTTCCAACTTCTCGTCTGTATATTCCTACAGAATCCCAGTCTATACTCAAAATGTTCAAATGTTTTATTTTAGATAGTTTTGAAACTAAATAATCGTCAAAACTTCTATTTTCAGTCATCACTATTAAATTCAATCTAGACGTACGGTTGTATGTTGTTCGATTGCCTCTGTATTGTAATACCTCAAATGACTCACTTGTAATTTTATGATATAAGTAATTTAAAAACTTATCATCAAATGAAATTTGAGTATCTGAAATGTAATTAATGTCGATTCCTTCTTTAGAAACAACACGTACAATTCCACCCAAAAAACTATTTTCATTTGGATTTATTGTGCAATTAATGCTAGATACTATTTCGTCTAATAATTTCATTTACGTTGTCTGATATAGCTTCACCTGTTTGTGATATTTCTTCGTTTGAGGCTTGAAATATCACCCCAAAGTTTAACTCATTCCATTCTGCTTTATCTGCGTTTGATTTACCCATGAACCCTACAACATATTCATTTTTACCGTTTGATGTTGGTAGAAAATTGTCCATCATTTCGCCCGTTAATGTAAGATCAATATGATTTATTTGCCTTCCCGTTTTTACCCTTGTATACTTTGCATAGTCAAATGAATATGATCCTGCTTTATATTGTGATGAAGTTTTCATTTTAACTCCACTTGTAAGCTCTCCGCGTTGCTGAATCCTATCTGTGATGAGAACTGTTAAGTCAAAGGCCGCCTGCCTTAGTATTTTATCACTATTTAAACCAAGCTCTCCAAGCATTTCTTTTTGAGCTGAAATAAATTGTGTTAAATCAGATTGAATTGGCATACTCTAAACTTTATTATACCTTTTGAAATGTAAGATTCTACAAAGTACTGCGGTTCCGTTTCGTTCATTTCTATACATCTCGAATATGCAGAAATTAAACTTTTAAAATCTGTGCTAAGCGATACTTCCACCCGTATAAACGTTTAATGTTCCTTCACAGGAAATACATATATCGTTTTTTGGCAAGCTTTCCAGTACCTGATCCAGCATTTTATTGTACTTTTTTTCGTAGTCAGACCTTAGCCATGAAGTCGCTTCTAAATTAGAAGTTGTAAATATGTTCATCCGGTACGATGCCATTTTTTGAATTAAAGTTTGGCTTGCTAATAAGTACATCCATGCAGTTAATAAATACTTTTTATTCTGACAAACAAACTGGTCAATTGAACATATTAAATCTGCATCTAGTCCAATTCCAAATCCTGACCCGTTCTGTTTAAGGTTATCAAATAAGGCGTTACCTGTTAATAATAACTGTGAAGGCCAATACTCAAACGTACTTATTTGTTGTTCGTACTGATGTGAGCATGCGCAGTCATCATAGCCCCATGAATACAAATCCCTAACTGTTTCAATGCTTTGTAAATTAGTAGCGTCAACACCTGCAAAAATAACCAACGTATCAAATGTTGGTGTAATAGTTAATTCGATAGGAACAGTATTCATGCCTACTGAAAGTGTAATCTCTTTTGTTAAAATGGTTGATCCATCATTAACATCAAATATTTTAAAAGTGGTTGCGATAGCTGTTTTGGAGTATACCCATAAGTTTTTTACGTACAACTCCGTGTACTTACTCGCCGGCACTCGAATATAAACACCATTATAATTTGATGATGAATTTATAAAAATAGGATTACGTGAAATGTTACCTATTCTTTCAGTCTGAAACAATACCTCATCAAACTTAGAAGCTTTATTTTGTCTTAAGAAAATAGATATATCATTTTTAAAAACGTCATACGAAGCGTCTTCAATATCGCTCCAAACTCCTTTAAATGTTACTTGTTCGGAGTTAGCAATATTATCTACTAATTCAGTACTCATACCCGGCAAGATATTTATATACTTGCCGGATAATGGAGTAGTTGAACAAGATTTTAAGCCTACGTAATCTTTTAGGCAGTTCATTAGATAATGTTGATTGTTAAATCAAATTGTCCAGAAATACCGCAAGCATTAGAAGCTCTAATCGTTACTTTTGCAGAGGTTGTTAACGCAACAGTACCGGCAAGTATGATTCCTTGATCTTGTATACTTAGCGTTAAGCCTGCAGGAAGTGTTCCTTCATCAATAGAAACAGTTGAAAGGACAACGTTCGTATCAAGTCCGATAGACATACGGTCTCCTGCACGATTTGTTACAGTAGTTTTAGTGATTATTGCAGTCGAACCAGAACGGTTAACAAACCCAACCAAAGCATCATAGTCAAACAATAATTGGCAAGCTTCTAAGGCGTCCGTATCTGCTAAGAATGGCAAAGGGTTCCCCTTTTGAGACCATTTAACAGTAATAAGCCCTTCAATATACGTTGTGTTGTCATCTGTAATCGGATCGGCTGCGCTTGCAGAAATCCTAGTATTAGTAACAGACCACCCGTAAGAATCGGTGAAATAATACAGATCATAATTTTGTGAAGCATTTTCAAAATCATTCCAGAATACTACGTTTTTAATGTAGTTAAAATCTACAAATGATAGTGTATGTTGCTTTGCTAAAATACGTGTATTTTGCTTTCCTGCGCCTCTGCCTTCTTGTACGCTTGGAGCGTCTTTTGTTCCGTTAACATTACGAATAATGATGGCGTTACAAGCAAGTTCCGCAGCTAACAATGTAGATGCAAATAATGCAGGTGTTGTAGTATCTATAACTGCAGTATTCTTACGAACCATTGCAGCATGAATTACTCTATTTAATTCCTCATCAACGCAGTCATCGCAACGTCTTACAGGATTGGTGGTACATCCAAATAAACCCATGATATAATATAGTTTAAAAGGGGGCTATTACACCCCCTTATGTTTATGATACGTAACCTGCAAATCCCTTGAAGATACCGTTAACACCACTTAATCTATCAGTAGATTTAAACAATGTTTGAGGCGCAAAGTAGAAATCGTAATCTAAATCTACCCATAAATCATAGTACTCACCGCACTCGTTCGGCTTGATACGGATATCGTATCTCAAACCTGGAATTTTTGCATCAGGCAAAGTACCTCGTTCCATAATACCGATTGGCTTGGAGAACGTAGGCCCTACATACTTATTATATGTAACCATTTGCATCATCTTAGGGAAGAACGAAATAAACGGCTGCGCTCCACTGGGCAATACACCAAAATGGGAAGCTAAATCGGCAGAGTCATAGAAGAACTTAGCATCTTGACGCGCGCCAAGTTTACCAATATCCTGACCGCCAATATTGCAACATCCGATACCTAATTCATCCATCGCGTAAGATATGACGCCATTACCTACAACTAGAGGCATTCCCGTCATTCCTATTTTACGCATGTCTTCTTTCCAAGTATTAAAAGCTGCAGTTACAATGGAGTGATCCGTTGCGGACTTTAACATTTTATACTCTTTAAAAGTCGCGCCGCCTTGGTACCTACCAAAGTTAAGTTCAACTGCTTCTAATCCTGTGTCATCAACTTTTTGACGTAAAGCATCAATATCCATGTTAATTTCTTCTGCAATTTCTCGCATAATCAATAATGAATTTTGAGCCGTTGCGTTGCTTGATCTTGTAGCTACGGGAATAGTTTGTAAAGCAGAATAAGCAGAACATAATCTTCTAACTGTTGCTTCACTTACCTTAATGGCAATTTCAGCGTTCATGTTAACGTCAAATGTTGTTTCAAATCTTGGCTTTTCTACGCCTGTATCACAAGTTTTTGCAGTACGAACATCACTAATAGATTGACGTTGCTTGTGCATGATACGAACAGTTTTGCGGTGGCCTTCGCCTCCATCTCCTAGCTGTTCAACTGTTACGCCTTGCACGTTGGAAGGATCGTAAAGGGCATCAATAAGACCTACTGGCGTCTTAAGGTTTGCCATATTGTTCGGTGCGCTCAGTTCCTCAAATGAGGCTAATATTGCTGGACACACCCCGTTTTGTTGTGTAATCGACATGGTTTTACATGTTTTGATCTGCCTTAGATGCTGCAAAAGCTGCCGCGGTTCTTGGGTCTAGATACTGTGTTGATTGTGTTGTGGGCGTTTGTACATGAGGTACAACAGGGTGGGGCGTGTCCGATGAAATCGAACCAAAATTATTAGTTGCAAAGATATTATCTCTCAACTCGTCAAATGTAACTTTTTGATTTTTAGTATCAAAATAATCTTGCTCTTTATTTTCAGCACGAACTATTTTAATTGATTGTCCGTCTTTTACTAAAACGGCTCCCATCTTTTTAAGTTCTCTGTCTAAAGCGATTTTAGCAAATTCTGGCCTATTTTCTTCTGAGAAATTAGAACTCCATGTTTTTTTCATAAATGATCCTACAATATGATCGTCTAGCATTTTAGATTCATATTGATTGGTAACTTCTGAAACTTTTTTATCTGTTAAGGAACGAGCTTCTACCAAATCGGCATTTAACTTTTCAATTATCGCCTTGCTATCATCTTTAGAATCTTTCCCTTTTGATTTTTCAGCAACCTTTGCAACAATAGCTTTGTGTTTATCAGATACGGTTTTATTATCTCTGAATATTTCGTCTCTTTCCTCTTGGCTTAAGCCGTAATCGGAAGCTAAGATATCAAGATTTTTATTTTGACCATTAGCCATATTATCCAAGTAGTGCTTTTTAATGATAGGACTTGACTTTGCAGCCTCCTCTGTCATTAGTTTGTCAAGACCTACCGACAATGTCTCAGGTACGTCAAGTTGAGATCCTACCAATTCTTTTAATGAGGCATCCGTTACATCAATGCCTATTTTTTCAGCTGCTGCAGCTATAAATTCGCCTAGTTTCATACGTTTCTTGTTCTTTTCTTAGGAATGTCGATACCTGTTGATTCTTCTTCAATGCCGGGAACAAAACTAGTTCCTTCAACATACGAGGGTATTTCTCTTTGTTCTACTTGTTTAAATTTTACGTTTCTCCAGTGTGGATTACGTTCATCGTTTGGAAGACTTAGCTGCTGATCGGCTTTTTCTCCCCAAACAAGCACTTCTTCGTCGCCTTCGTAGACGTTGTCTTTTATAATTTGTCTTGTAACGTATACAAAACCTTCTGGTATTGGTTCATTCTTTTTCATACACTTTTATTTAGCGAATAGAACTCTGTGTTCCATCCTGTTTAACTATATTGGGATAAATTGCATATACATTCAAATTTTCTTGAAGGTCTGCCAATACGCCGTCTATGCTTGCATATAGCACCTGTGTTCCTTCTATTAACTTAGGTAAGGCTTTTCTATTAACAACATACGCATGTGTTAGCCAACACCGCGAAGCTTTAAATAATTGGCCTGCTATATTTTCTTTAATTGCATGCGTTTTTAATTCTGCAGACTGAGCGATTTTAATTGAATCATAGTTTGCTTGTCCTAGATAAAGCAAATCCCAATCTTTAGGTATGTCTTTCATTGCCTGCTCGACTACTTCTTTGTATCCTTCTAAGAATAACGCATCATCTTCGAGTATTAAAGCCGTTTCATGCCCTTCGTCAAGTATTGTTTTATATAAATTGTGATGTGTTAAAAAGCATCCTATTTCAGCATTATTAAGATGTTTTTTTTGTTCGCCAAATACTAAATTACCAGTGTCGTATTCCCCTGCATTAATACCTTCAATACGAATAGATTCTATTCCCAATTCAGATAAACGATGCTTCATATTTATTCGCCTATCTGTGCGAGACTTCATGTTAATATAGTAGGTTACATCAAACATATTTAACCTCTCCTATATGCGTAACCCTTGGAGTGTCTGACATCTTTCCAAGGTATGCACACCATCCATTAGAATCTGTTTTTTCCAATACTTTCATATATTTATATTCGTCATAACCGATGCATTGGATAGCATGCTCTTTACGATACAAACATGGGTTATGGGTAAAATAATTCTTGTGCAAAACAACATCATGACCAGAAACATTTGCATCCCTAAATCCTGGGTAAGCTTTAAATATTGATCCTGCTTTCTTTTCAAACGCAAACCAATCTTGACGCAACAATGCAACTTGAAACACTCTCTTATGATTTGACAACTTTAATATTGAATCAAAATCAATCTTTTCATTAAATATAAAGTCGTTTTCTTGATGCCATACATGCGTACAATCTTCTGGAATTAACCCCCATGCCTTTTGAACTGATCCGAAAACGCCCAAGTTTTCATCATTCAATACAAGACTATCAATCCCGTATTGCGCTGTAATCCATTCTAAAAAGTCAGTATCCCTATTTTCTGGCACATCATCAATGAGTATTTTATAATTATCATTGAATTGAACATTTTCAAACAGGCTTTTTAGTGTCTGTTCTAAATAGTCGTTACGTCCATCATTAAATATTAATATACAGGTTTTCATACTGTAAATATTAAATTCTCGCCGTTCTTGTGAATCACTTTCATTCCAAAATTAGCACAGTAATCAATGTATTTTTGATCTTCTATTGAATTAGTCTCGATGCACAACATTTTACACCCTAAAGATTTTAAATTCATTTGAACAAGTACGTCGTAGTCGAGTCCTTCAATATCAATAGAGATAAAGTCATAAGTGCCAATAAAGAAAAGCTTTAACTTGGATAGTAGTGTTGGTACAGAAACGGAGTTGCACTTTGTTTTATTGAAATGGTTGTCAGACCCTTCCCATCGGTTCAATTCAGACTTTTTAAGGGTAGACAAAAGAGATGTGTCTCCGTTTTTTAGGTGTGTGCCTGACTCGTAAAATTCAATCTCTCCATCTGTGTCCGAAACCGCAAAATTTAACCCTATTGCGTTAGGCTGACTAGACTTTATTTTTTCAAATGCTTCATTGCTAGGTTCTACACAAACACCATTCCACCCTAAATCATGTAGGGCTTTCGTGTTACTTAGTGTTTTGCCGTCATTTGCACCTAAATCTAAATAGCCGCCTTTGTGGTTTTTGAAATAATCTAATATAATTTGTTGCTCACCGTTCTGACTAAAATCTTTCATTACATTCCTTTTAATGTGAAAATTACCTTATCTAAAATTGATTTATCGCCTTCCGGATAATAAGCAACTTGTTCTCCAAATGGAGTTAGTTTCATTCCTAACTTATTAGCGATTACAGACGCGCATGATTGATCTTGCCTACAGAATAAGAACCGTGAATCTTTGCTTTGGTTGTCATGTAGTCGAGAACCTTTAAATGCTCCATCTTTTGCCGATTTAATAAACTGCTCAACAAATGATTTAGCGGTCGGGTTTGCCATATTGAAACCCATTGCTCCGGAACTTGTTTCGTTCATATGCTCCGCTTCATCTCTTGATATTCCGAAATACTGTAATTGATTGTCGGAACATGTTTGAGCGCAATTATACCCAGACATTCCCATGTAATAACCTTCACCGTTAACAATATCTAAGAATGGCATAATATCCCTTAAAGCCCAAAAAGAAGCGTCTAACCATATTATAATTTCATAGCCTGCATTAACGGCCCATTCTATCGCTTCTGCTTTTATATTGTACGGACATGAAGCATCGTAATTGCCGCCTATCTTATCGAATGATTTAAAGTCGAAAGCGTAACCGTTGAACATTAAAGACTTTTCTAGTCTTCGTGATCCTGCTTCGTACCAAGAACCCATTGCGCCAGCAAGTATAATACACTTTTTAGATGATTCCATACTTTTCGTTATGTGATTCGCCAACGTATCTGTAATAGTACATAACCTTATTTATATAAGCCTCTGATTTAATTAAAGGCATAATTCGCATCGAGTAATCATAGTCCTCACCAAATCGCATATCCTTAAATCCTGCTTTCAATGCTAATTCTCTACGAACAGGTGTTTTATGATAAATCGAACGCACGTATCTAAATCCATCTCTATTTTCTCCCCAATCTTGGTATCTACGAGATGCCGAGGCTAAACATTTACCTACACCGTCAAACGTACACTCTATTTGAAAGCCTATTGCGTCACTTCCTGTGTTGTTTAATATTTGTTCAACATAATCAGATGCGACCATATCGTCATCATCAACAAAAACAATATATTCGCCTTTTGCGTCTTCTATCAACTTTTGCCTTTTTGATCCTATTGACAATTCTTTATTATCCTTACAAACAATAATTTCAATAGGCTTTTCTAATCCCTGTTTTTGCAACTCTGAAAACAATACTCTAAATAAATGTTCACGCCCTACAACCGTAGGCACTAGTATAGATAATTTAATCTCTGAATCCATTTGCTTTTCTTTCGTTATAGTTTGCCATATCCTCACCCCAGTACTTGTCATTGTGATTGTAAAGTGTATCCATTGGGATACCTTGCCCCCATGCAGGGTGCTGATGCTTTATAATGACTCCATTAATAAATCTAATTGCACCGTTACGGATAGCAACCTCTGTGTATTCGTTATCGCAGAAAAATGATTTGTAAGAAGGGTGATATAAATAACCGTATTGATCGTAATACTTTCTACCCACGATTGAAAGGGTTGATATGTCTCGTTGGGAGCTTCCATCATGATACCATAGGCATCCGTTTGTATCCGGGAACATCTTTTCCATGTCCTTAACAATTTGATAGTCCCATCCGTAAATCTGTACGTGCATATCATCAGAAATAAGGACTATAATATCCCAATCCTTTACATTTTCAATATCTGCATTACATGCCTGAATCTTTGTTTTTGAATTGCCTTTTACAAAAATAATATTATCCGAAAATGATTTGGCTGTATTAATAACGCTTTCTGTCATCGACACATCATCTGAATCATAGCTAATCAAATATGTTATTTCATTCGTTTTTGACTCATTATCAATGTACTCCTTTAGTGTTTTAAGGAATAGTTCTGGTCTTGATCGAGTCGGATATTTAATTAAAAGATTCATGATATAAAAATATATAACTTTTTTTTGTATATTGTCGTATAATACTATATATTACTACAATGGCAAACAGAAAACCCATAAATAGCTGTACGATTGCAAATGTGCTGCTTTGTGAAGAAGAAAAGAAAATTATTCGTAAATTTCAGCGTGAATACGAAGACAAGCATAATGAATTGATAAATCAAGTAGATGCCATCTGTGAAATTATTATATTGTACGACCAATTAAAAGATAAAAAATGAAAAAGTTATTATTATTACTCGCAATTGCTTCAATCATGTCTTGTAAAAAAAACAATGACGACCCAAAACCAAATAAAAACCAAACCGTGTGCACAGATCAAACAGGTGCAATTATTCCTTGTCCTTAATTACCCCATTTCTTTAAAGCCTTCTCATATATTACCTTAGAAATTGGTAAAACATAATGTCTGCACCTATGCCCATTACGGTATACTTTGTAGTTGTTCCAATTTGTGCCGGCTATCATTCCTTGCCAGCCTTTACCTGCGTTTAATTTCATGCCATCTTCAACAACTTGTTTTAGTTGCTTGGCTGTAAAATAATACCCTGCCATCTTAACGCATTGTGGCCGTGAGTCTGCTATCTTGGTTCCTTTGAAGTAGTAATGCCCTAGCTCTAAATCTGCGCTTATTGTGTCGATGTAATGAGACGTATATTGATGAACTGCATCTTCTGATACTTGGGTAGCGTATTTGTTAAGCTTCCCTTCATCTTTCAAGTACTTTGATATAGCATTCTTTATAGATGCTCTATCTGATCCGCTAGTTACGGCAGTTTTAAAAATATTTAATATCGGCTCACCAAAAGAGGCATCCATACCAGAACCAACCAAACTATCAACTGTAGATTGAATCGAAGTATTTAATACCTCTTTTAGTAATAATGGTTTACTAAATTCTAAAGCCATTGAAGCGAAGTAATCGTTCATCAATGGTGTTAAATCCTTGTATTCACCTGCGAATTTTATCGACTGTTGGCCGTATTCTGTTTTTGAAATGAAATCATTTAATTGAGGACGTAGCTTATTAATCGCCTTTAGATTTTCTACAGAACTTTTAATGGTTCCATCTGAGTTTCTTTGAAGCGTTGCTAAAAAGTCGTTAAGGAAACCTTCTATTTCTATAGAACTGGACGCAGTTGTTGCGCTCAATTGATCTAACATAATAGAGGTGTCGGCCTCTAACTTATCAATTATTTGCAGGTAATCCATTTTTGTTAACTATAGGGACAGCCGTTACGGCCTTGCTTCTTACTTCACTTGTATATTTATCATAAATTACAGCTTGTTTAGCGTAATCTAAGGCTAAGAAATCTGCATTTTCAACACATGCGCGTTCTGTGAAGTGATAAATTTGATTACTTAAAATATAATCATCTTTTGTACACCCTCCGTTTGCTAGGGTTGTCATTTTTTCCTCTGAACTTTGGCCTTTCAATGGATCATGTCGTGCGATAATTTCCATTTTCTTTGGAATGTCGCTATACTCTCCCCATTGTTTTTTAGCATAAGATATTTCAAGATTTGAAGTAATGCTTTCGTCTAGCCCTGCAGTCTTTGCGCTTACCGCCTTTTCTGATAATAGCGAAGAAATAACCATATCGAATTTCTCTGGCACTTGTACGCTTGGCAAAAACTCTTCAATCTCTTCTGGCTTAACCTGCTTATTATACATGTACATTGCTGTAAAGTAGAATGAAGGCATAATGTTGTTTTCAACTGTATTTCTAGCAACTTGAGTCATTAATGTATATAATCCTTCATGATCTTGCGCTTTACTTACACCGCTCGCGTCCGTAGGGCTTTCCAGCATGAATTCCATGTTAATACCCGATAAACCTTGTCTAATGTCATCTAAGTACTCATCTTTCAACATCTTCATAGATGCAATATCGCGCAAAGCGTAACCCATAGGAGGGGTTGGGGTTGCTATAACTTCATTTACACCTTCTTTTTGACCTGCCTTAATATATTTAACACCAAACGGAGATTTAACCGCTATTTTACCCTGTCCTTGACAATCGTTGCATGAAGCCGAATACTTAGGCCCGTTAGAAGGTGTTACGAATATTGAACCCGTGCCCTTACATGACCTACATTCAACGTCTGCAATCTCCCATCTATCCGGGTGTAAGTGAATAGCTTTATTGACTTGGTGATCTGAAAAGTCCATGATAGCCTCATTAAAGAAGTCTACACAGCCCGAAATAAGGGAATCATAAAGCATGAATCCATTGTCGAAGTCGATTAGATTACCTCCAATTTTCCAGCAAGGCATGTGACCAAAACCATGATTAATAATCATAGGCTTTCCACTGTCATCTAAATTAGTGAACTGAAACTTATCTTTATTGCCTGTTTGCTTAAATATTTGAATGGCCTCTCTATCAAAAAACCAATAAACAATACCCTCTTTTACCTGGGCGTCATTTACGGTTACCATGCTTTTTTCATCGGAAATTACAGTAGCGTATTCCCCATCCATAAAGTCTAAAATGTATTCAGCTCCACGTATCCGGTTAAATGGCCTTAGATATTCCGTATCGTTTGTAGGGTCTTTTTTTGGCAAAGGAATACAACAAATAACCGCGTTAGGGTCTTCAAACATTGTAGTCCATGCAACTTGGAATAGCCAGTTATCAAATGAATCAAAGAAAGGATAATCCTTTGTTAGATAGTCCCTAAAAGATGATTTTTTAATGTATGCATTCTTTTCTTCTTTGAACCCGTAATTCCAATCTTCGGCCTTACGCATCTTAGAAAGTGTTGTAACGGCCTTTTGAAAGTATGTCTTAGTGATAGGGGTAAACCTTTCCTCTCTCCATAATTGATACTTGGGGGCCTCATTTGGGCGTGCTTTCTTTAATAGACTTAGTGGTTTTTCACCTTTAGAGTGAACCTTTAATCCGTTAGCTATTTCTAAGGCCTTGTGGTATGATTCATGTTTGTATGGATCACTTTTTAAGAATTGATTTATATAATCCTGACTTAACATTGGATATTTGATTGATTAAAACCTTGATCGTAAAGCACCGCTGTTATATTAGCCAAGTTATTGTACTCGTTATCTTCATAAGCAATATCGCCAAAACAAAAATAATCTTTACCGTTTATTTTAAAGTTGGAATGCGAAAGAGCAACCATAAAAGCGTCTCTTGTTTCTTCATCTACTAAATCACTATGTAATTCAATAGTTTTGTCAATAAAAGTATTACCCCTTCTGTACTCTCCGTTAGACTTACGATATACTTGCTCTTTTTTTGATGGCTTGTCGCTTCGCAAGAAAGCCCCTATTCGCACTTGCTGATACGTACCAGCAAAAGACTCCCATTCAAAATTATACGCATTAAAATTATTACGATATGCAATAAGCATGTTATCGCATCCGTCTGTAATAGTGAATGTGTTTGATTTTGAATAAACGGTCATACCCCTAAAAGATATATTTGAAAATTACTAATCACAATAGAAGCAGAGCCGGAACCTTTAGTTATTTTAACTTGATAAGTAGATGAAGCCGCAGCGGCTTGGTCAACATAGCTAATAGACTTTATATCTGAATAGGATTCCAAGTCTGTAGATGTATCATTTGTAGAAGTTTGCCAAGTTTTAATAGATACTGAATTTTTTAACAACTCAACATTAAATTGTGTTTCAGCTACCGCATAAGATTGAAGTCCGAATGTAATTACATTAGTTCTTGGCGAATCAGATTTACTAGCAACACCAAGAAAAGTATTATTTGTTGATATTGTCGTATTTGCAACTTCTGCATTGTTTACAAATGGCTTGTACGTATCCCTAAATTCATAACTATTAGGCGTGGCATTTATTTTTGTCAAAACCTGATTTGCTGTACCTCCAGGTATATTTGGTACTATGTCAGACCATTGAGGGTCGGTTACTCCATTCCCTAACGAAACTAAAACTTGTCCTAGATAGCCACCTCGAAGCTTGTCTATGATTCCATTAATTTTATTTTTACCCGTAGGAGAAGCCTTGTCAGTCCCTAATAATTTATCCATTATTCTAATTCGTTAAATGTGCAATTAATATCCCCTATAAGCGTACCTAGTGCTTCTAATCCATCAAATGTAATACCTGCCAATATGCTACAATTCGCAGGAGTGTATTCATTGTAAATAACGAACTCAAAACATTCGTTTAAATTAATATTATTTGGTATTGTAGCCGTAACAAATAATTGATTAGGCCCCTTAATTATTGATCCAATGTTTTCGTGAACTAACTTACAATCCTTAATAATGCCAACTTTATAATCAGCCAATTCTTGAATTAATAAAAGAGTCCCTATGTCTTGAATCCATTTAACCACATCACCCCTTTTGAAAGGCAACAAATACGCCTCATGAAGCTCACAGTACTCTGTGGTATCAACCGTACAATCTCCGACCAATGGGTCAAAGAATGTTTCAGTCATACGTATGAATGGTTTTATTGGCATGTACCTATATCAAAACTATTATCAAAACTTTCATCGAACGCTCCAAGTGTACAACCTGATTCGTACGCAGATATTTGTAGGATTCCCCCTTCTTCACTATTTGGCTCAAAAACAATTTCTTTTATGAATCCTTTGATAAAGTTAGTAGAATTGCATGAAAACTCTATGCTTTTATTAGAATTTAATCGTAAAAACCTAAAATCTGTGAATGTTCCTGGATATTCGAACTGATAAAGTATAGGTTTATAGAACGCATCCCGTTTAAATACTTCAAATAAACCACGGCTTATGTCCATGTTTTGCTGTATTTCCAAAATAGTAGGCTCGCACAAGTCAATTAATTTATCTGACTCTTGTATGTTTCCTTGACCGGATTGAAACTTTACATTCTTAGTCAAATCTTGAGTAATAGAAGCCGCCAATATAGGATGCCAATTCATAGCCATACGAGTTGGCGATAACCTTATGTTATACCCCGTTTCGGGTACTAAATAGTTGTTCACATAACTAAACGCTTCGTTTCGCTCTGGTACCGTTCCTGCTAAATACGTGTGTGGATATGTTACACCTTTTAATTTATAGGGATCGCTAACAAGTGTTGTAAATGTTTGATTTACTCTTGATAATGCAATCCAGAAATTATCATCATCAAATTTCCAATCGGTTGTTGGGGTTATTTTGAATTGCTGTCTACGAGTATACTCGATAGCGTAGGCTCCAGCAACAAATGTACTTATCTTGCTTAGTTTATTGCTTCCTGTCGTTATTGGAATAGAATATTGGTGCTGTGTGTTAATTTCATCAATACCGTTTATCTCTTCTATTTGCCATTTTCCATATCCTATCTCAAAATTATTATAAATGTCTTTAGTCGAAATTGACTTTTTAATATCGGAAACATTTGCAAACTGCATTACAGTAGTAGCGTTGTAAAAATACTCCTTAGGCTCAACCCTCAAATATAACTTACCTGCTATTTCCTCAACCCTAAACCCTATCGAGTATTCACAATCCAAAGCGTCAAATAAAGTCTTTAAAGACATAGCTGAGCCTATCATAACCTTGTCATTAACAAACTCTCTTAACGCCTTACCTGTTAATGTTGTTAGCCAAGAACCGCAGCCATTTGAGCTATATGCAAACGGTGATGAGTCTGTACGACCAAAGAAGTCCGACCGTATAGCGTCTTGGGTATCTGTTATTGATTCAACTATCCGATTAAGTGCTTCGTATACTTTATATGCCTTAGCTTTGGATGATTCATAAACCGAATAGCTTTGAATTGAAAGTTTAGATATTTCCATAACTTGCCTTAAGTCAGAGCTCCTACTTGGAGTTGAATTAAATAGCCTTGAAAATAAAGCTACGCTTTCGCCGCTGGCTAGTAGAATGTCAAATGTTCCTGATAAGTCATAAGGAATGGTTATTGTGCCACCTGTTTGAGAATGTGCCGTTACGGGTTTTACTTGGTACAAAACATTGGACGATGTGGCAAAAGCTATAGAAAAGTTAAACGACCGTATCCCTGCGGTTGTTTCTTGTACAAAACCCTTCAAATCGTATTTGAATGTATATGTGCCAGCAACGGGAGCCGTAAACAAGTACCTTTTTGAGTACGGTAATGGTGCATTTATATCAAACATTACCGTCGTTCCAGCCGCCGTTTCAAATTCATCGGATGATACATCTAACGGAAAGTAAAGCGCATTAAAAGATTCATCATTAATTCCTAGTTCTTGATAATCCGACAAGAAGTCATTTTTAATGAATGTAGACTGTAATGATATTATTTTAGAATGCAACGGCAAATCTACTTTAGTTAAAGTGCTTATTGCGTTACCTTCAATAGACGTATTTACATCTAAATTAACTACCGTATCTATCCTATTTAATAACTTTCTTGAAAAGCTCGATTCTTCAATCTTAACAGAAATTTTATTGTTTATTTCAGAGTACGTAATCATATTAATTGATCCAAAGAATGATTCAATCAATATGCCATTACAGTAATATTCCCATTTAAAATCTATGAGAGCATCAAATAAATAAATATCAAATATGCCTTGTAAATACTTAGCCCCTGCATCAACAAAAGTAATATTGTCAGAATATACGTTTTCTAAGCCCGTATACGCGTCTGATCGTTGCATAGTGATAGATAACGCATCCCATCCGTCCGGTTCGTCAATTTCAGTCCATGCAGTCGTAACTTTTGGATCACGCAAGTAGAATCTATAGTCCATTAGTTTCTGAAATATCTATTTGTAAATTCTGTTTCACTTTGACCTTGTTTTAAGAAAGTCCTAATCCCGTTTTTATCTACACTTACATTAGCAATTGGAAGCCCTTTCATAACTCGAGTTAAATTATCAATCTTAGCCCCTAATTGTTCGGTTTGTTGTGTTACCGCTTGTTTAGTGATGTCTGAATAGTTCATTTGCTTTAAATCAAATGTCCCGTCAATCATGCCTGCTATAATTGGAGCGTATTGCTTATTTTGAGCGTGTTCAGTTGGGATAATAGCCTCTCCTGGCCTAAGCATAGCCAATATTGAATCTTGCCCCGTATCAACACCCTGAACTGATTTAGTACCCTTCTTATACTTAGGAATAGGCTTAGATGCAACCGCAGCCAATTGCAGCGCACCTGTAGCCGCTGCAAATACTATTAAAGGAATTACTGGAGAAGCCTTTGAGATAGCTTGGGCCGTACTTATTGCAATGCTAAATAATGCAGCTTGCTTATCTGCCTTTGCTTGCTTGGTTTTAAGTGCAGCCTCTTCTTTTGCATACTTATTCTGAATAACAGCGCGCGCATTTGCGTTGTCTCCTGCTAATTGCAATTCATACGCTTGTTTTTGTTGTAATTGCTGTAAGTCCCTAGCTATATTGTTAGAGTTGATTTGAAATAGTGCGTTAACAAATGTTAATGCTAATTCATATTCTGCTTTACGTATTGCCTTGCGCTCATCGGATGCTTTCTTTTCTTTATCTAATTCCTCTGCACGGATTTGATCGTTAATATCCTGTAATTCTAGTTTTAACTTAATTGAATCGCGTTCGGCTTTTTCTTCGATTATTATTTTCGCTTCTAAAGCTCCAATTTGCGCAGCCCTTTCCATTGCGCGGCCTTCTTCGTTTCGTTCGAATCGTTTACGTATCTCGTAGGTGTTGTGATCTAATCTAATATTTACATCTTCTAAAGACTTGTCGACACTCGCCTCTTTATCTTTGTTGTAGTCTTGCTCAAACTTACGTCCTTGCTCTAGCCTCTTTTCAAGTTCTTCGGCTAAAATATTAGTAAGTTCTTTTTCAAGTTCTTCACCTCGCAGCACAACACCTTTAAATACTAATCCAACCGCTTTACCGTATTGTTGGTATAATGCGATACGTCTATCGTTATAAAACTGGCTTACTTGATTTATTTGCTCTTCGGATGCTCCGTTTAGTTTAGCTCTGCGTATAGCAATTTGTTCTTCTAGCCCTAAATTAGCTAACGAATCCTTAAACTGCTTTTCAGCTATCTTTGAACGCTCTTCTGCTGCTTTTTTAGCTGCTTCGCCGGCAGCCTGCTCTGCTTTTTCGTTTGCTTTAAGGCGCGTGTTTAATTCATCAATAGCAAATTGCTGTCCTGCGATTGATTGAAGGATACTGTTTTTTTCTTCGTTAAGCTTACCTATACGAACATTACGGGCGTTATCGCCATACAGGTACTTTTCATTTTCGGCTTCTAGTGCTGCTATTTTTCTGTTTATTGGATCAATGGACTGTTCTTGAGCAAACCTTGCGCGCTCCAAATCCTTAACATTAATATCTAGTAATGTATTTGCATCTAGATATACCCCGTTAAGTTTGGTTTGGCTTTCTAGTAAGGAATTAGTGTCTTCGTCAATATATTTTAGTATTTGCGTGCCGTTTACTTTAGCTGCAGTCTGTAACACCCTGTTTGCTATTTGATCTTCTGTTAGTAAAGCAGTTTCTAAGCCTTTAATTAAATCGCTTAGTAAACCAATAGCATTTGAAATAACTCCATTATTACCTGACCCTATTGTATTTAAAAATGACTCATAAGAATCACCTAAGTTAGAAATCTTACCCTCTAATGTTTCAGAAATAGCAGCCATTGAACCGGATACCCCTTGTAAATCTCCAAGAGAAAGTATATATGCCCGTATGGATTCGTTTGTAAAATCTGTTTGAGTTTTAACGCCCTTAAAGCTAAATGAAACTTTATCACCTTCTTTTGTTGCTCTTATTCCAAACTCTTTTAGCCTTTCAAACTCTCCTACTTGTGCGTCAATGATGGCCTCTGTAAGCATGTCAAACCCTTTGCCTGTACTAGACGCCAAATCGCCTAACTTACGAAGTTCTTCTGTAGTTGGTGTAAATCCTTGATTGGCTAACTTAACAAATGAGGCTGTTAACTCGGATACGGAAAATGGGGTCTCTGCTGCAAATGCTTTTATATCAGATAACGCACGCTGTGCCATTGATTGGCTCCCTAGCGTATTGGTAAGCACCGCGGAAAGTCTTTGAAACTCTCCGGTAACTGAAATTATCTGCTTTGTAAAATCTATTACAGATGAAATTGCAAACGCTGCGACAATCGCACCGCCCACCTTTTGTATTCCCTTTGAAAAATTATCTGTTGATCGTGTAGTTTTGTCTACGGCCTTGGCTGACTGTTCCGACTCTCTTTGAATTGTATCGTTAGTCTTTTTTGCTTCTGAATCTACCTTTTGAAAGTTTGATATTAATTCCCTTTCCTCTTTGTTTAGGTTATTTAAGGCTTTATCAGACTTCTCTAAGTCTGTAGTATCAACTACATATTTAATCCGTATATTTTGAACTTCTGCCATAACCGCAATACATTAAAGGTAATGTTTGCGCGCCGGAGCCAGTTATTTCTTTTTTTTGCATGATGCAATATACAAGTTATATTTTAATATTGTCATAGCTGTGAGCTGCTCAAGTGTAACGCCTCCATATCCTCTATCTGCGATTGAAGCATTGAAATTAAATCGTTGTTCTTCACGTCTTTTAGTTGATTCGACAAATGATACTTTAGGGTCGACAACTCTCTTAGTGATAGGCCCATTATGTAAGCTCTCAAATCTTCCTTGGATATATTGAGTTGTGGCAAGTACTCCCGAATAGGAGCTTGCAAAAAAAAACTTAATGCCTCCTTGTCCTTTTTCCAATCACTTATTTTTTTATCACAATATTCGTGATCGTAAGTAAATGGGTTTTCGTTCTTATCGAAGTACCATACCGCCGCAAGATTGTAAAGAAGGTTTACGTTAAATACATAGCTTCTTAAATCCCGTAGGTTCTTATTGATAATAGCAATGTTGACTAAATCGCCTTTACGAGTGTATTCATCAATCAAGTCTTGGAATAAATCTAAATACTTGCCATCGCAACGCTGTTCAATCTCGTTAAGCCTATCCTGTGCAGCCATATAACGCTCATAGTACGCATTGTAGCCAGATGTTAGCTCATAGTAGTCAATACCGTTAGACGTAAACACATAACGTGTCTGAACGTCTGGATTGACTAACCAATCAGGCTGCTTTTCTTTAGGCTTTTTATTAAAAAAAGACTTTATTGATTCAATCTTCCTTATAGCATCCCTGTCACTCATAACTTTTCTAAAATTTTAATCCAAATGAAATTTAAACCCATTCCTAAAAATAATGCTATTTGCAAAGTGTTTCCTCGATGCAAAAAGAAGAATATTACAATAAATAACCATGTGCCATTACAATAAATACAAAGACCTGCAGGTTTAAGCCAAAACCTCTTCCACCTGTCCGATTTTCTCCAGTTCTTTATCCAAAGATAATTTAAATAAAGACCGTACCGACTGAATATCATCCCTCGTCCCAAGCACGTCTGAATGAATAGGCTTAATGAAGCTACTCCAAGGCAAAGGAGTACTAAGTTGCATAAGCTCATGGCTTTCTGAATAATTTCCACATTTTCCACATCTACTTGCTTTCATAATGTTAATTTATATAGCGAAACTGAAATCAAAACTACTATCAAACTCTGCTAGACTATCGCATATTGTTAAATCTATTGTGAATGCGCTTACCGAAGGAGTAACACTAATAGGCTGTATGACCATAGAGTTATAAGACTCTTCACAGTTGACTACCAATAGCACATCATTGATATAAATAAGCATGCCGAACTGACCTGCAAACCTATTTAGTAAAGAATAATGAAGCTCTCCAAACTCTAACGAAAGAGTTATATCGCCTGTTGTTGGTCCTTCAAATGTATATTTCCGTTTGAACTTATCCAACAAAACAACCTTATAAGTACCTATTTTGCCGGTTTTAATAACAAGCGATTCAAGGCATTCAGGAATAAACTTGCAAATCGACGTGTATTTTTCGCACTTCATAACAAATTGAGTCTATTTTTAACTAGAGTCATGTTTATTTTATGGAAAAAACTCAATACTATATCCGATTTTCCTTTTTCTATTTTTTTATATCGCAAATGCCTAAGTCTCTTATCCATATTTCAAAGTTACATTAAATTTGTTCAAAGTCAATTGTTTTGAAAAATTCTTGGTGTTCCGAATTGGCATGATATCGAATAGGGTCTAACCAATGCGATAAAGCCGGATTATCTTTTTTCCATTTATCAAGTGATCCGTTATTATCCACAATTGCGCTTTCAATATCTTTTATGAGGTCTTCGCATTGTTCATGTATCAAAACATGTCCAAAGTCGAATAGTGCATTACATTGTATCCTAGATCGTTTATGACTAGGGTTTGCCTTAGGTACATTAAACTGATTCCATGACATTGACAAACATTGCTTTATTATCTCGTACGATGTCGAGTTATCCGTTAGGTTACGTGAATAATGCCCAGACGCATCACCGTTAACTTGAAAGAAAGCTTCGGGGTATTCGTGTTTTATTTGAGCACAAACATAAGGAAGCTGAATACCTTTTTGCCCGAATGTTTTTAATACTACAAATCCATTATCTAGCAATTGAACCGCATGGCAAACGGGGTCATAGTTTAAATCCCAACATAGGTATAAATCAAATTCTGGGTCGTACTTAGGCGTTCCAACGTGTTTTAAACGGTTAAAGTTGCGAATGAATAGCTTATCTGTATCTTCTATTCCCCATTCATTTAAAACATATATGCGGTGCTTTCTTGGGTTGGTAAACTCTAACGCCTTTAACCTGCTAATATACCCTAAGTCAAGGAATGGATTGTCTAGGTAACTAGACTCTATTATTAAAACATCTGGGTCTTGAGTGTCAAAAAACCGTTTCTTTATCCAATGAGATTGGGAAACAGGATTTAACATCAGTGTTATTTGAGGGAAATAAAGGTTTTCGCCCCTTAATCTTAAATCTAACTGATCAAAATCATCTTCTGATATCTGATCGGCCTCTTCAATTACCATCCTGCTAATGCCTGCAATTGATTTTAACTTATCTACATCATCTAACCCAGCAAATAAAAATACTGTACCGTTTTCTAATTGAACGGACATGCTTGTTGAGTTGTATTCAAAATGAGCACCCCTATTGAAACCAGAAGAGCTTAATATGTCTTTAAAAAGCTGAAAACACGAATCTCTTAATGTTCTAGCAACCTTACGGACAACCAATACGCGCTCTATGTTCTCAAACCCTTTTCGTATCTCAACTTGGGTAACGCCTACTGATTTACCAGAACCAGCACCACCTTTTAATACGTTTATTCGGCTCTTTGATCTGTAAAGCTGACTAGTCTTCTTTGTTACCTTCAAGTTCTTCCCATTTAAACGGGTTTTCGGTTGTCTTAATAACTGTTTCTTGCTTTTCAGTAAGGCCGTTTAATCTTTGGGTAATTGAAGCGTTAAAAGTGCCTAATAAACCGCCAGTTATTTGATGCTCACGTACTTCCTCTTTAATATACGAACAGATAGGAAGAAATTCTATGTAGTCATTATCTTGATTCTTTAAATATTGATCTACACAACCGTATTTACTACGGCAATATCTCTTAAATCCCTCTATCGTATAAGGTAGTACCGGATAATCTTCTTTCCTATCCCCTTCTTTGCCTACATATTGAACCTTTGGCCAATTCTTAGCTTCTTCCTTAAGGAATAACTTATATTCACCCCATGCCTGTTCTAAGGATTTAGGTGTTTCGAATGTCTTTGGTCTTCCTGCTGCCATTATTCCCTTGTACGTGGTTTAACTCCGTTTATTGATTGATTAGCCCATGATGCTAAATATGAGTTATTGTTTGCCTTTAGTGCCTCCAAAAACTCTTTAGTAGGCTTATTTATCTTTCTCATTTTGTATGTAGTTTGTGAATTATCCGTTGTTTATTTTATATGCCTTGCAACGCTCTGTTCTTTCTTTATAATCATCTCCCGATTCGTTTACCATAAACATTTGGAATTCATACGTTGCATATATTGGATTACGAGTCTTTAATATACACCCGTCTGGAATGAAATAACCTATTATATAGCCACAATCAAACTTTTCACGGTGTTTATCTTTAATTATTTCCCTTTCGAATCCATCGGAGTCTATAACTATGTCGCCAGGGCAAAGGTAATTTCCTTCTGAATCGTTTCCTACTACCATAATTATTCTTTAATCATTGGTTTGTTATTAAAATGAATACATCCGAAATTTTCTCCTACCATAGCGCATTCCCCTAAATCATCTGTAGAGGCTTCGCATGTATCATAGGCGTTAGACATAAAGACTCCTATTTTATCACAATAGCCTTTTTCCTGCCTTATGCCCATTATTTTAAATGGAGTGTAGTTAATGCAATTTTTGTATGTATTTTGTTCTGGCATACCTCTAATTTAGTAATGTTTAACGTAATATCAAAATTTGGGTTTAGGTTTGCTTTTTACAATCGCTTCCTGCATTGATTTAAGAGCATTTACCACCTCATTTGCACACAATGAAATGTTTCTAAATATTCTTTTATGTTCATTAATCATCCCTAAGTTACGCATGTCCTTATGAAATTGATTAAGCTTCACCGTTGCTTCTTTGTAGTC